CGCGCCACCCCTGAGAGCCCGCGGCGGCGGAACCGCGGGCTCGATCGGGTAGATCAGCGGACGCCGAGCTGCACGTACGCGGAGAGGGTGGGCCCACCGTTCTTGGGGGTGATCGCGGACTGCATCCACGGCCGGCCGTCGACACGCTCGATGAAGCGGAACGCGGTAACGTCGTTGGCGAACTTGTAGTCGGTGGACAGCTCAGCGCTCATGCTCATCCGGTCACCCACGAGGTACTGGCGGAAGTCGACGAAGTTGACGTCCCCACCCGAGGTGGCCGAGTTGGCGGTGGCATTGACCTTCTCGCTGATGATGACGGGCCGGCCGAGCAGGCTCATCGTGGGGCCGGACTGGCCGTCGAAGTTGGCCATGCCGATCGGCGCGCCGCCGGTGCCCACGCTCAGTGCCGTGGTCATCAGCTGCGGGAGCGCGTCCGGCGCCACCACCCACACCGCGTTGTTCAGCGAGGAGGGCAGCATCCGGGCGTACATGCCGACCAGGTTCTCCCACAGAATGGTCGTGGTGGCCTGGCCGGTTTCCTTCGCCTGCGCGATGATCGCGCTGTTCAGCGGGTTGAACACGCCAAGCGGCTCACCCACGCCGGTGCCGGTCAGGAAGGCGATGTCCTCAAACCAGGCGATCGCGCCCGGGAAGGTCTGCCGGACGAACGCCTCCGCGGACGGGTTGGAGTCCGTGATCAGTTCGTTCGGGATCTCGGTGTAGGCGGTGAGCTTCTTCGCCTCGAGCGCCACCCGGCCGAACCGGGGCTGGCTCTGCACCAGCGCGGCGCCTTCTTCCGTCCAGTAGCCGACGATGCCGCCGTAGACCGACGAGGCATTGCTGGTGGAGTCGACCGTCGGGATCGCCACCCGCAGCGTGGTCATCGGGATGACCGTGGCGCGGGAGCGGACCACCGACTCCGACAGCGCCAGCTGGAGCATCTCGGTGCGGTATTCCTCGGGAACGAGGAAACCGCCGCTGGACGGGTCGGTCGACGACATCGCGTTCTTGATCAGCTTGCGCTGCTCGGCAATGTCGGCGTCCCGGGGGTCGCCGCCTACGGCGCCCAGGAAGTCCATGATCGTCGCGAACTTGCCGTTCAGCGCCTTGCCGGGGGTCTCCGGCATAAACGCGTTGCCGGTCTGCCGGGAGTTGCGCAGGTCTGTGGTGCTGGCCGGGCGCATGTCGGGGCGCTTCAGCGCGGTCTGGTGTTCCTTGAGCCACGCGGTGAGCTGACGCTCGTTCTGCTCTTCCAGGTTGCGCAGAATCTCGGGGTCCGCCTTGTGCGTCGCCCGGGCGTACGCGTTCAGGAAGGTCGGCAGGACGGTCGGGTCCTCGTTGTTGAAGACCTCGCCCATTTTCTTGCGGTCGACGATGAACTCTGCCAGCTCTTCGCTGGTCGTGGGGATAACCGGTGCTGCCATGCTGGCCTAGCCCTTCAGTAGAGCGGCCAGCAGATGCATGGCCTGGTCGTGGGAACGGGGGAGCGCGTCGATCGGCGGAGCGCCCGCCGGTTTCGCCGGCTCGTGAACTGGTGCCGACTCGGGAGCAGGAGCCGGTTCGGAAGCGGGGGCCGGCTCCTGCGGTGGAGGTGACTGTGGGGGCTCCGCAGGAGCCGGGGCATCCGCGCGGCCGGCGTAGTTGAACGCAGCCAGGGACAGGCGGTTGGTCGTGGGCTCGGCTGGGTCGGTCTCGTCCGGGTCGGTGATCTCGTCTACGAGGCCGGCGGCGAGTGCCTCCTGGCCGGTGTACCACAGTTCGCTGTTCTCGATCAGCGCGAACCACTCGTCTGCGGTGCCGCCGGTCTGCATGGCGTACATGTCCGCGATGTTGTGCGTGACCTTGTCCAGCAGCTCAGCCTCAGCACGCATCGTGGTGGCGTTACCCCAGGCCATGCCGGAAGCGGAGTGGCACATCATCATGGCGTTGCGACTGATTTTGATCGTGTCGCCGGCCATCGCGATGACCGAAGCCATACTGGCGGCGATGCCAGTGATCCAGGTGGTGACGTGGGCCTTGCTCGCGGCCAGGGCGGAGTGGATGGCCAGCCCGTCGAACACCTCACCGCCGGGCGAGTTGAGGTACACGGTGATCTTGGGGGTGGTGACCGCGTTCAGCTGGTCGACGAAGCCCTGCGCGGTAGTGCCCCAGAAACCGATCTCGTCGTAGATGTAGATCGAAGCCTCTTCGGCGGACAGGTTCTCGATCCGGAACCAGTCGGCACCGGGCTTGCGCGTCTTCGCGGCAGGCTCCTGGCCGGCCAGCACGGGCTGAAGAGCGGCGCGCTCCTGGAGCCGGGTCCGGAACTCTGCGAGCAGTCGGGTGTCGGTCATCCCCTGATCGGTCCTCTCGCTGCCCCTGCGCTTCTGTACCTTCCCACGACACGCATTCCCGTACTGTGCTCCGACGCAGTCCTTGTAACCGACTCCACCGGGGTAGTCGGCGTAGGCGTCTGCTCTGTTTCGGTAGACGGTTCCGTCGATTCCGTCGCAGGGTTCACAGGTGGAGTCGTCGTCTTCTTCATTCGCCACCCACCTTTTCGCCACTGTCCACTCCTGGATCTTGCGGCGCGACTGGCGCCATGATAGGTGCAACGGCCGGCTTCTCGTAAGGAATCTCCGGCACGTCCAACCACTGCTGCGTTTCGGTCGCGTCGAAGCCGGCGGCGGCCATGGCCACCAGCGCCGTACTCCTGGCCGTGATCGCCTTGTTCGCGGTGTCGCTGTTCTCGCTGACGGGGGAGTCGTAGTCCCACTCGAGCCCCTGGCCGGTGCTGCCGTACAGCGGGAGCAGCTGGAAGTTCAACCAGTCGCGCCACCGATCGGCGCGCTCGCTGATCAGCCACTTACTGAAGACGTACTCGGCCGCTTCGGCGTTTGCCCGGTTGACGTCTTCGGTGATACCGAGCATCGGCTTGGGGTAGCCGAACGCTTCGAGAATGGTGTCTCGCTTAACGGTGCGCAGCTCAGCGTGCTGCATGTCGCGTTGTGTGTAGGAACGGTCGACCCACTTCATCCCCGACTCGAGGATGGCGACCCGGTGCGCCTTGCTGACGCCGCGGTGCGTGGCGCTCCAACGGTCACGCAACTGGTCAAACTGGGGATCGGAGAGCTGGGTGGGTACCTCGATGATGCCGCCCGGTTCGGCGCTGTTCTCGAAGAACGCCCGGTCCCATTCGTCTGCCGCTTTGGTTGACTCGATGACGGAGAGAATGGACTGGATGGGGCCGAGTCCGCGATACGGGTTACGCGGGTTGGGCATCAGGATCGGCAGGCACTCGTGCAGCTCGAGGGGGATGATCTCGCCATCCGGCGACGTGTAGAGGTAGCCGGAGAGGAACTCGTACGGGTCTGGCACGGGCTGGATCCGGTCGGGGCGCATCGGCCACAGCTCGAGGGGGACGTTCTTTCCGCCCATGCTCACCGTGCTGGCCAGGACGTCGGACTCACCAGTCAGGTCGATGTGCTGCTGTGCCGTCTCCATGAAGCGGCGCCGGGGCATTGCCGGATTGGGCATGTTCCATAGATCGACTGCGGCGTGTTTGGTGACTTCGGTCCGGTCTTCCTTCAGCCCGGACGCTGCGGTGCGGTAGAGGTGCCAGTCCAGCTTGGAGGTAGCTACGGCCAGGGAGTGGACGACAGCGAAGACGGTACCGACCGCTTCGTACGTCTGGAGCAGGACGTCGTCGGTGCTGCGTCGCCGGCTCCACATCGAGTACTGCGGGGTGGCGCGCGGGGCGAGTGGTACGGGTGACTGGTTTCGGATCAGCGATCCACGCAGGCTCATCCGGAGTACCGCGCGTCCAGGAACGCCCAACGGTCCGACGAGGTCTGCACGTAGGCTGCGGGGCGCTGCTTCGCCTGGCGGTCCTTTTTGGCCGCGCGCCTGCGCTGCCGTGGTGTGAGGCGGTCGAATCCACCGTATACGGCTACGCGCTGTTCGGTGGTCATCGGCGTACCGGCTGTCCGGTATCGGTCAGATAGGCGAACAGTGCGAGCGCCACGCCGAGAGTGATCAGGCCGGCGGGAACGTAGATCAGAAAAACGCCACCCGCCACGGCGAGGAACCCGAACAGCGTCAGCAGCAGGGTGCGCATCGCTGCCAGCTTATTCCAGTTCACGCCATCCCCGTCCGCTTAAGCGAGGAGATCGGCGCATTACGGTGCCCGTTTCAGATCACGACCGCTCGTGATCATTCTGCCTCGATCGCGAGCGTACAGCAGAAGCGCCCGATACCGAAGTACACATCCCAGCGGTACCGATCTGGCACAACGGACGCAGCTGGGCAGGGAGATCCAGGCGCAGCACCCTGGCCCGCAACGCACGTCATTGGGTATCGGATCCCCCTGCCCAGCTAGCTATCACATGCCGCCAGCCGAGGGCACGATGCGGCCACCAGGACGCATCGACCACCGATCGGCTGGACGCACGGGACCGCCTCTGATGAAACGCCGATCGTTGGTAGGGACCTTGCCGCCGGCCAGCACCACCACCCAGCGACCACGTACCCACTGTTCCACATCGCCCACCAGGGCCTGGTCGGCCATGATCAACAACCCACTCTCTTCGGTACTGCTCTTTCTAGATCAGGAACTAGACCGCGGACACGCGGCGAATGGTAAAGACACTGCCCTAATCCACCCCTTGACATATCCCGATTATGCGTGTAATTACGCGGGGTTGGTAATCTACTTGTAGCATAAGCGCCCGATACCGAAGTACCGGGCGCTTATGCGCAGAGCTGAGCAGTTCAGGTCAGCCTAGCAGTTGCCGGGGCCACCGAACCGGCCAGAGGTGCCGGTTACCATGAGCGCGTTCCACTTGGTCACGTCGCTGCTGAAGGTGGTGGGCGCCAGGGCGGCCGAGGGGTTGACCATGGTCATGCTGTTCGCCTTGCCGCCCAGGAACGTGGGGCTCCCGGTCGGCAGGACGCCGTTCATCATGTCCGCGCAGGTGGTGGTGTCCTTCTCGGCGATCTCGCCGAAGATCTGCCACTTCTTACCGACCGTGAAGGCGTTCACGCCCCAATCGCTGTCCGGGATCGAGAAGCGCCACACGCCGTCCACGCCACCCCACCAGCTACACGTCGGGGTGCAGATGTGCTGAAGAGCGAAGTTCTTCGACGTGCCGTTCGCGATGCCGTCCAGCGAGGCGCCCAGACAGTACGGCGAGCAGCCAGCCGCATTGACCGCGCCGCAGCCGTTGTAGCAGCCAAACGTGCCGGCCACCCAGTTGCCCATGAACACGCAGACCGTGACGCCCGCGGCGCAGACCAGCGGGTCCCGGGTCCAGCCGATCTCCACCGTGTTGTTGCCGCTGGCGTCGTGGACGGACAGCTCGGCCAGGGAGTGCCACGTCTTGGTGTCGACGGCCGGCGTCTCCTTACTGAGCAGGAACCCGATGCCGTCGAAGTCGACGGTCTGCCGGAACCCGGTGTAGACGTAGCAGGCGTTCGGCGTGCAGGCCGCCGCCTGCGCGGGACTGGCGGTGACGACAAGGCCGGCCACGATCAGACCGAACGTAGCGAGCAGCGAGACGAACTTCTTACGCATGCGCATCCCCTTACTGTTAAGTTGCCTAACTCATGGGTGAGATCGGCTTGTACTTCTCTTCGCTGAGCAGGGCTTCAATGCGACGCTTCAGATCCTCCCACAGCTGCTCATCGATGACGTCCTGTTCGCTGTTGTGATTGCTGAGTGCCGCCGTGATCGTCAGCGCCCTACCTTCCCAGCCCATCAGATCAGCCCGTACCCGTGCGCGATGAACAGCGTCAGGCCGAGCACGAGGCCGGCGGGTAGGGCGATGAAGGCGAGGATCGCCATGCCGACCGTCGTGCCGTTGCCCCCGCCTGAGGACTTCTTCTGCTTCTTCCGCTTCGGGCGTTTCTTAGGCCACGGAATATCGTTGACGTCCCTACCCACTACAGGTCTCCCTCGATGTACGCCTGGTAGATCCTGGCCGCGGCGAGCACTTGTTCCGCCGACTCTTGGATGCTGCCGTCGTTCTTCAGCGAGAAAGCAACCCCCTTCGTTTCGATGGCAAACCTCAGCGCAACCGCGCGCCGCTCCATCGAATTCTCAACGGGCAATGCCTGCTTCAGCGTCACGTCGTGATCGAATTCCTGTGACATTCCACTCCCTTCCTTTGTCACGTGATTTCATCCGGGCTTAGTTCGCCGCACTCCACTCTTAACGTCGCGTCTGCGGCGCTGATGGTAGGTAGTGCGTCTTCACCGTCTCTAATCTGGCCGAGGGCCACCTCCAATAGTTCAATCGCCTGTAGGCCGAGCGGGCTTGGTTTGTATACGTCCATCGGCATCCGTTTCATCAACCTCCCGCCTCATACTGCAACCCTATCAGTTCACATCCGCACTGTCTAGAGCCAGCGGACGTTCGGAGACGGGGTGAGGTCCTGGTCGGCGCAGATGTAGCGCGCGGTGTCCATGCTGTGGTCATTGAGCTTCAGCGGCCGATCCTTGCTCGGCTTACCGTCCGCGCTAGTCTCCCAGACGTAGCCCGGGATCTCCCCCTGGAAGCCCAGCGGCAGACCCCGTTCAGCAAGCGACTCGTCCCGATCGACCAGCGAGGTACGGCACACCTCGAGCCGCGGGCGCCCGTCAGGCTGCACCTCGAGCCGCTGCATCATCGCCTGAAGCCCGTCGCTGACAGTCTTCTTAGCCGGCGTCGTGCCCATGCCGAGCTCGCGTTCGAGGGTGGCCCGGTCTTCGGCATCGTGGTCACAGATGATCTTGAGTGGCCGCGGGTACAACCACTGCGAGTTGTCCGGGTCGATCGAGCCGTCCGGCTTCAACGTGCGCGCCTTGTTGTGGATTACCACCTGGAGGATCTGCTGCGCATGGTCCGCGACGATGCGCTGCGAGCGGTAGATCTCCTTCTCCAGGATGAGCCGGCCGTCGGGGTCGATGGCCCACATCTGCCAGACGAACGGGTTTGTGTAGCCGAAGTCGATACCCCAGAGCCGGATCCACTCGAAGGGCAGACGCTTGCGCTCGATGACGTGGACGGCCGGGTTCCACTTCTCGTAGATGACGCCCTCGGCCGCTGCCCACTGGCCGCCGTAGAGGCGCTGCCGGCGTACCCCGGTGAGCCGGCTCAGCGTGTCGAGGTACGCGGCGCCTTTCTCGGTGGGCGTCTGTGGGTCGACGAACAGCTTGGGGTTGTCGGTGTGCAGGGCGTACAGCATCACCGTCTGACCCTTGTCGCAGCGCAGCTTGAGCCAGTGGTCCGGGCCCTCCGGGTTGCAGTCGGCCAGGAGTTGCTGAAAGGACACCTTGCCGTTACGCAGCCGGGTGGTGCATTTCTCCCAGTCGTCCGGGGTGAACTCGGTGGCCTCCTGTACGTAGATGATGTCGTACTCACTGGACATGATCTTGGTGGGGTTGTCCATGCCGCCGACGCTGACGGTACTGCCGTTGGAGTACATGTAGCCAGGCGGCTTCTCACCGCTGCCGCCGTACCACTTCACGAAGCCGGCGGTGAGCGCCTCCGGGATGACGTGGTCGCGGAAGGTGGCCAGGCCGGTAGCGGTCAGCGAGACATGTGTCTTGCGCACCAGCAGCGCTTTGGCGCCGGGCGTGCTGAGCATCATCAGGTGAATCTTCTGGAGGCAGGCGTAGCTCTTGCCGGTGCCGGCGGGGCCGGCGACTAGCACCTCCTTCTCGCGTCGGGACATGACGGCGAGCGCCGCGCCCCGGAGCTGGACGCGACGCTCGATGACGTCAGCGGTCACGCGTTGCCCGTACCGCGGGCGCGTGTCGCGCCCTGGCCGAGCCCCTGGCCGCTGCCGTGACGTACCGAGCTGGTGGCCGGCGGGTCGGTGCCGCGCTCGTAGTTGACCTTGACATCCTTCGGTAGTTTGCCGCTACGGATACGGTCGCTGATCTTGCCCTTGAGCGGATTCATACCCTCAGCCTACCAGTTTACATCTGGACTGTCTATCCCATGGCTGACGAGAGAGCGCTCTCAGCGATGCCCAAAAAATCTTGAAGCCACCTGCGCGCACCAGTTGACTTCCCAACTGATGCGCGCTAGACTTACAGTATGATAATCGACGCGGACGGAATGGCCCGGTACGACATGAAGATCACCCGCGAGGGAAAGGGCGGGACCAGGGTCACCAAGCTCTACGAGATGCACGAGCAGGAGGTAGCGCTAGCCCGGAATCAGAGCCGGATTCAGAATCGGCGCGGCGACACGGTAACGATCAAGGTGTACTGAGGAGGCTGGCCCCGGGAGACCGGGGCTTCTCCATGATCACCCGTGAGAGCGCTCTCTCAGCCACCTGTCACGCTGCTCGGCAGTCCAGCACGTGCATTGAGACTCACCCCGGAAAAGCGCGCACCACAGCAACCAGTGCGTCACGCCAGCGCTCCCGGATCTACCCCTTCGATAACATACTTAACAGTTGCGGTGCTCTCCACCTTCTGTGCGGCATCGGCACCGAGCAGCTTCCGGATCTCCTTATCCGCCTCCTGCGCGAGCTTCAGCGCGGCGATGCGGCCGGAGTAGTCACGCACGTACTCACCAGAGCTGGGATCGAGAACAAGCTCACCGTCCTTGCCCGCGGTGACTGGTGCGCCTGCCAGCTCGGCCAGCTCGTACATCCGGCGCTGGATGTCCTCCTGGAGCTGAAGACTCTGCCGGCGTACGCCCTCGATGTCGATCGGCGGCATCCGGTCTTTCATGTCCGCCAAGATCTGCGAGACACGCTGGTGACTGAGATCAAACTTCTCGCCGATCTTGCTGACCGTCCAGCGGTTCACCACCCGTAGGCGATAGATCTCCTGCTCACGTTCAGAGAGTCCTTCCGGCGTACCAGCGTCACCCATCAATGCGCACCGGGATGAGCAAGCGCTCGCTAGACAGATCTGTCTGGTACCTGTTCCGCAGATAGTTGCGGTCAAGCATCTGACGCCGCGCGTCCAGCTCTGCAAGATCTTTCCACGGAACACCGTTACGAATCTGAAGAAGCAGTTGCGCACGCACTCTGATCGGTGCTCTCTGAAGCGTCACGACGGCGCCAAAAGCTGAGTGGGATGCACCGCACCATCCGCAGTGTGGATGTGTGGCTCCAGCGCCAGACAGGTAGGCGAGCACTGCACGATGGTGGCCATCGACCCCGAGGTGAGTTCGTCACCGATCGGGCTCAGCCGGAAGGTGTTACCGCCGTCCAGCCGATCGCTGCGCAAGGGCACCGGCTCATCCGTGCGCCGCAGGGCGGCCGGCACGGCGAGCACCGCGGTAGCGGCCGGATCGGCACCGTACAGGGTGCCGGTAGGCTCGTCCAGGATGAGTTGCCGGAGCTTGACGATCTGCTCCTCGCAGAAGTCCCACTCGCGCAGGTGCCCGTCCTGGCGCCGCATCAGCATCGCCAGCTCTGCGCCGTACTGCTCGAGCTTGTTCATGATGCCGCCGCCCCCTTCGTGCTCAGCTCACGTTTCGTGCTGAGAATCTTACTCAACTCTTCCGGAGTATAGATGCCGTCCGCCCGATCCCATGTCTCATGCGCGCAGTCGGCAGCGAACATGAGCACTGCCGGCCAGGACAGCCCGGCGCAGAGTGCGGGGAAGGAATCAACGGCCTTACGTACCTCCACGCGGAGGGGGTCACGCAGCTTCTTCAGCCGTTCCTGCTCCACGCGACGGGCGACGATCTCCTGATACCACACCTCATGCATCCGCCCTGCCCACTCCAACCACTCCCGCAACTCAGTCACGATCGCTTGACCGAACGGGAGCAGGTCGTCTCCCCACATCCACACGTCCCGCCACGTCCAGGTGTTGCGGCCGGCGATCGAGCGGTAGACGGCGAACGCACCGCGGCTGCCGCGGGCGAAACGCACTGCCCACAGCTCCTCCTCCTGCCACTGGCCGCGGTACTTCACCGCGTACCCCCGGGAGTACTGGATCTTGACCATCCAACCGGCGGAGAACCCTTCGGCGGCCAGGGAGGTGACGGGCGCGGGTGTCACGACGTCCGTAGGGATCATGTCCCGGGAGGTGACTCTGGCCGGCGGCGGTAGCTCAGCCCGCTCCTGGCGCGCCCGGTACTCAGCCTCGCCGGCCACACTCTCCGGCACGTAGGCGTACCTCATGCTGCCCGCACCTCCACAACACAACCGGGCGGATTGGCAACGTCCGCCCAGCGTTTCTCGATCACGCTGCGCCAGACCTGGTCATCGTCTTCGATGACGCCGGCATCCATCAGCGCATCATGCACGTTACGTGCGTGTTTCTCCACGTCCCCCGAGTTACGGAACGTGGGCCGCGGGCCGGCGTGAGAGGGCACCCACTCGTCCAGCTCCACGCCGGCCCTGACCCGCTTCTGCCGGTGAATGAAGAAGATCAGCCGGGTCTCCACGTCACCCGGGTACGGATGTTCAGAATCGGTCACCAGCCCCTGGCCAAGATCCTTGATCTTGCGCGCGACCACCTTGCGAAACTTCGCGCCGACCTCGGACTGTTCCTTGACCACGACGCTCTGCGGTAGGTGCTTCTTCGCACACCGCACGCAGAAGGCACTCAGTGAGCCCTTCGGACCGGGTACCCCGTCCACCCTAACCAGCGCGAGCAGGTTCACCCGAACAGCTCCCTCTCGAGCGCCCTGGCCAGCCGCTCCGCCTCGATGCTGCCCTTGATCGTCAAGCCGGCGTTCGCCCCGATCAGGCCGGCGTTGAGTAGTTCCGCCTTTGTGCTGAAAGTCAGGTTTTGTCGCTTCGCTCCGATCCGGTCACTGCCGGACCGGAGAGCCGCCTGCGCTGCTTCGCTGAGTTCCATGAGCTGAGCTTACTCACCTTCCGGTGCGGATGTCAACTGGTCAAGGCTGCTCAGTACGGCAACGGCTTGGGACCGGCCAAGGGAGCCGTGGGCTCACTGTCCCAGGTGTAGGCCCGCGCTTCCTGCTGAAGCCGCTCCACGAAGCTGTACGCCTGGGTGTCCTGGGGTGCGTACGCCGTCCGTAGCGCCTCACCGAGCCTCTTCCCCGCCTGGGCGGCCTCCAGGACGTTCTGGGCCGTCTCCGTGGCGCTCAGCGGGCTGGACGTACCTTCCAGTGCCTTCTCAAGCCGCACTCGCAGCGACGTCGGCTGGTTGAGGAGCCGGCGATCCTCGGCCAGGGAGGTGACCGCCCGGTCTTCGACCGCTGTGACCTCGACCAGCATCGAGTGCAACCGCTGCCGGCGGGCGAACGACGGCAGGCTGTTCAGGAACTCCTGGGGCGAACTGTGCTCGGCCAGGGAGGCGGCGGGAGGAGCCTCTTCGGCGTTCAGCTCCTCAAGCCGCCTCGTTGCCTTGATCAACCGATCGGGTCCTCCGAAGACGTGCTTCACCCGTGCTTCTTCGGAAGCTTCGGTGTCGATGATCAACACCCACTCCCCCTCGATCTCCAGGACGAAACGCTCCGTGTTCCTCTGCTCACTGTTCTCGCTCTGCTCGCTCATGCCCCCCATCCTCGCACCGACCAGTAGGGATGTCAACTGGTGGCTCCCGGTTTAGTCTCAGATCTCAGTCTCAGATGTCTCAGTGTCTCAACCTCGCCTCTCTAAGAGAGAGAGAGGCGATGTCTCACCTAGTCACTAGTCAATGTCTCACTCATGTCTCACCATGTCTCACTTCTCTATTTCCGCAGGTAAACGATAGTCTCACTTTATGTCTCACCTTGTCTCACGTAGGCAGCCTCCTTATGTCTCACCCTATGTCCCTAACGATCGTTTGGGACATGAAGTGAGACAGTCGCAAATCAGGACGATTCGCCGCCTGCGAGTGGATCTCTGACGAGCCGCTGCTGAACCTGAATCACCCGGGGATCCTTCGCAGCCCGACCCCAGGAGGTGGTCCAGGTGGAGTCACGGACCCGCTTGGGGTCCTGACCGAAGAAGCGTTCGACCACGATCCGGCGGGTGACAGCCGAGGTGATCCCCAGATCCTCACCGTTCTCGGTGAGCACCCGGACGATCATCTCCTTGACGGATAGGCTCTCCCGTTCGTACTCCTCCTGAACCGGCACAGCCCTCTGTGCGTCCTGGAAGGCGTTCGCCTCGAGCAGCACCAGCGAGCTGACCTCGTCCCCATCCTCATCCACTCCGACCACCACCCGTTCGAAGTACAGCGGCATCTCCGGCCGCTCCTGAAGGTCCTTCTGCTTCTCCACCCGCAGCACGCCGGTCATCGCGTCCTGGCGCACCACCTTCAGCTCCGTACCCTGCGCACCGTCGATGGCGCTACTGCCCCGCGCGTCGCCCCCGGCGCGCCCGGTGTGGTGAACAACCATCACGCAGGCACCCGTGGCCTGTCGGATCCGTTCGGCCGCGGCGATGAACACGCCCATGTCCCTAGCCGAGTTCTCCTCAAGCCCCACCGTCACCCGGGCCTGGGTGTCCACGACCACCAGCACAGGCTCGAGCCGGCGGCACGCCTCTACCAACACCTGCCAACCCGTCACGTCACTGACCTGGACCGGCCGGGGCAGCACCCGCATGCCGGCACCGATCGGCCCGTGCTTCTGCTGGTAGGCCCTGACCCGGGTGCTCATCCCCCCGGCACCCTCAGCCACGATCATCACCACGGGCCCCCGGTGAACCTTCAACCCCTGCCAGAGCTCACCCCGCACGACGTGCGCAGCCATGTCCAGCACGACGAAGCTTTTCTTGCTGCCCGGCGCCCCGATCACCCAGGCGATCGAATCCAGCGTCAGCAGTCCCTTGACCAGCGCCTTAGGGGCGGGCCGCTCGCTGAGTTCGTCCGGGGTGAGCATCTCAGCCAGCAGGGCGTCGACCATCGCCTCAGCCTCTTCAGGCGAGCCGGGCACCGCAGTGACCTGCTCCGCCTGCCCGAACGCAGCGGCCGCCTCTGCCGGGCTCACCCTCCTGGCCGCTACCCAGGGGTCGGCTACCGGCCGTGACCCGTCCAGCACGGCCCGGAACTTGTCCGCCGTCCACCCACTGGCCGGGTGCGAGGGATCATAATCGGTCTCAGCCAGGGACGAGAGCAGGAAGCCGTACGCCTCGTCCACACTCCAGAACGCCGGCACGAAGTGGGACAGTGCCGCAGCTGTCGCGTTCGCCGTTTCCTCGATGGTGCCCCGGGGCGCCTGCCGAAGGGCGTCCACGGCTGGTGCGCAGAAGGCGAACGCCTCGGCCAGGGTGTACTCCCGGAGTCCGAACGGTGCCGGGCCGAACAGCTGCGTTACCCCGGAGGCCGACGAGAGAGCGCTCTCTCGCGTCCTGGGAGCACGGTGTGCGTGTAACCGGGCGACCAGGCCCTCTCCCGAGTCGTCGCTGCCGGCGAACTCCTCGAGCATCACCAGATCGGGTTCGACCACCCACTCGTAGCCGCGCAGCTGCCCCAGCGTCTCCTCGGCCTTACTGCGCCGCACCGTGGGGGCGATCCACACGAACGCCCGTGACGTGCCATCCGGCATCCCGCCCTGGTAGTCCAACCCGGGCATGAAGCCGTTCGCCTCACGTTCTCCCAGCGGGCTGATCAGGTAGTGCGCGCCGCCGCTGGGGGTCTTCTGCACGCCGAACACCCGCGGCCACTGGCCGAGTGAGATCAGCTCGGCCCTGCTCCCGTCGCCGCCGTGACGGGGGTCTTCGTCGATGAAGTCGGCTCGTACTCCGCCTACTGCGGCCAGTGCCCACCCGGGTTGCCAACGTTCGAGCCACACCTCGGACGCCACTGTCTTCTGCCAGCCGACCGGCAGGTCGTACTCGTGCCGGCCGTCGCCGTGCCCGGCGCGGCCGCACTCCTGGCCGGGGCAGGGTGGCGCGGCGAACACGGGAACACCCGCTTTGATGAGCCGGCGTGCGATGTCAAGCCCGTACTGGTGTTCTGGTGTGACCGGCTCAGCCATATCTGTTAGCCTTTCGGTGGAGTCTTTGACAGGAATCCGTGTCCGGGGGGACAGCGAACGGCCGGCATAATGCCGGCCGTTCTCGTGTCTGGTGCGGGTACGTCAGCTCAGGAGTGGAAGCGAGCACGAACACTGTCCCGCCCCGCAGCACTGCCCCTCGCACGGATCATAGGTGTCGCACACGCACATCGAACCTCGCTCGATGAGATCGTTGTTGAGCAGCCGAACGATCAGTTCCGCGTCGATCGCCGAGTCCAGGACGCCGATGAACCGGTCATCACGGAAAAGCACTCGGCGGATAGCGCTCCCCCGACCGACCCGGTACCGCTGGCTCACACGTCCAGCCGTCCGGGGAAGCGCACCCGCGGCCGGCCGTCCGCCGTCCACAGGTCGGCGTAACGGATCCGCGGCACGTTGGCGAGCATCGCGTTGACGGCACGAGGGTAGTCGATTCCCATCCCTTCGAAGATCGACCGCAGCCAGTCCAGCTCCTCGGCGTGCGCCCGCTCGAGCGCCTGAAGCCCGCCGCCCTCGAGTGCTACCCGGTAGATCTCGGCGACCGCCTCGTCGCGCACCACGGCCAAAGCCTGGGCGCGGGTCTTGATGTGCGGGGACACGAGAAGCTGCGTCCCGGCCTTGTTCACTGCGGGCACGGTTGCCCCTCCTCTCGCCAGGTCTCTCCCGGTCCCTCCCAGCATGCCACCTATGGAGTTGCGAAGTCAACTGATCCGGGCTACGCTGACGCCTCACGCAGTACACATCCGAACTGGGAGCCAGGGGGCAGCATGAGGAACCGCGAGGAGATCTACCGGGTGTACGCCGCAGATGACGGCACCATCGATCCCGCCGAGTTGGGGTGGCTGGTCGACCAGGACGCCAACAACGGTCAGCACCTCGGCACTATCAGCTACATCGAACCGATCGGCGGCGGCGACCCGCAGCCCTGGGGGCTGGAACTGATCTTCACGTACGACATGCCGTTGCGGGAGGAATAATGCAGTCCTTCAAGGAAGGCGACGCGGTGCTGATCGTTCCGGGCCGCTACGGCGGGACGAGCCGGGAGCCGATCGCGGCCACAATCACCAAGGCTGCGCGGGTCTGGCTGACCATTACCGAGATCAGCACCAAGCCTCACCCGCGCGAGTGGCGGATGCGGCGCGAGACGCAGCGCGAAGACAGCGAGTACTCGTATGTCGACCGGTTCGTCACGGCCGAGCAGTATGAGGCCGAGCAGCGCATCGCTAGGGATCGCAAGTTTCTTGAGGAACAGAGGATCCGGATCGACCACCACTCACCGTGGCACAGCCGGATCAGCGATCTCGCTGATCTGATCCGTAAGGCGGAGAAGAAGTGAGGCAGTATTCGATCGCCCTCCTGGCCGCGCTGGCGCTGATCGACGGTGCCTGGTTCACCGTGCTGGTCGGCCAGGGCAGGATGACCCTCGCCGCTATCTCCGGCTTCCTCTCCTTCGTCCTGGCCCTGGCCGCCATTCTGCTGCACTTCATGGACAGGAATTTGAAACAATGACCCCGCTGACGAAAGCATTCGTTGAGGCGTGCAACGCCGTCTCTGCCCGTAACCTGCCGGACGCACACTTCTTCTGCAACCAGTGGACCTTTGATCAGATGTGTCGGGAGAACAACATCTTCGAACCGAAGAAGCTTCCGCTCTATGGCAACACTGCCTTCGGTATCCAAATACTGATCGACGATAACCTACCGAATGGTGTCGTGCAGTGCATCGCCGAAACGGAGATGGACCGGGTGATCCGTCGTGCAACCGAGGCGGGCCAGATGATCCACGTCGTGCAGCCGGTTTACCCACAGCCGGTACCCGCCTCTACGCCCACGCTCAAGGCGCTGTTGCGTCACTGGCTGAAGAAAGTGAAGCGATGACCCCGGACGAACACATGCGCATGGCGCGCGGATACACCGCCGAAATCATGGAAGGGGAAAGAAAGGATAAAGAAATGCAAGCCCTGGTTGATCTCGCCACCATGCACTACCTCGGTTATCTGGCTGAGGTTGAGTGGTCCAAAGACTGGACCAACGATGGGAAGCAACTGTGACCCCGGAAGAGAAAGCCGTGATCGAGGCCGCATTCGATACGTACAACCATCTCGGTAAGGACGGCACTTCCGGCCGCTTCGAGGAGGCGATGCGCGCACTGATCTACTCCTGCCCGCAGTGCAACGCCGGAGGCCACACCTGCCCCGGTGACGGCAACCCGATCGGCCACACCGCTACAGACTGCGGGGAACACGAAGACGAAAAGGTGCCCGCCCGAATGAACCTGCCGGCGAGTACTGAATGGGTCGACCCGTGGGCAGAGTCGACCCCCTCGGATCCGGTCGGTACCGAACGTCACACGACGTGGGAGGAGCACGTTAAAGATCACCGGTACCCCTGCATCGAGTGCCTGACCAACCCGAACGAAGACCCGCGGGCGTGGTGTGACTGCGGAGGCCGGACGGAGATGGGCGAGTGCAAGGCGCCCTGCGTCCAGCGGGCACACGCCGTAGAGAACTGCCCGAACCGGCCGTGCCAGTGCTCGCGTACGGAAAGAGGCTACTGCCACGCCAAAAATTGTCACGGTGGCGCTGACGTGGCGGAATGGGTGCCGGCGTACCTGCTCTACTGCCTGGCCGGCGACCGCATCCGCATCGGCCAGGAGGGCGGCTACACGGAGTCCGACGTCCTGCGCTCCTCCTCCGGCGCCTGGCACGCGAACGTCGTCAGCAGCGTCATGCCGTCCGGTAAGACGTGGGACAAGGTGACGCCGTGGGACCACGCCGAACTGCGACTCGACCTGTCCGCCAACCCGGGCTTCAAGCCGTACCCCCAAGATCTGCCCTGCGAGATTCTGATGACCGCGGAGCGTCGCGCGGTCCACCTGCTGATGTCCACCTTCCCGGGCAGCACCGTGGTTGACAGTCCACCAGTTGACAAGTAGACTGAACAAATGAGACGCATCCTGACTGCACTCGCGGCCGCCGTTCTGGCGCTGACCCTGCTCACTGCCTGCCCCGAACCGAACAGTTGCGGCCGCAAGGACATCAGCCGCTACAACCACGACGGCACCGTCGACCACTGCAAGAACGGGAAGTGGGTGCGGGAGCGGTGAGCGAGGCCGTCGGTACGCACCAGTGCCCGGCGCCGCAATGTCCGCTTCGGATCCCCAACCGCCTGCTCGCCTGCCAGCTGCACTGGTACGCGCTGAGTAAGCCGGTACGCGACGCTATCTACGACACCGCCCGACTCAGCATCCTGCACCCGGACCGGCATGCCGCCCTCGATGCGGCGCGGGAGGAGTGGAAAACGTGAGTGCGCTCCTTCGTCTTCGTGACTATCAGACGGAGGCGATCACCGAACTGCACACTCGCTGGGATGCGGGCGACACCCGCGTCCCGATGGTGCTGGCGACCGGACTGGGCAAAACGGTGATCTTCGCACACCTGATCGTGAAGTGGATTCGCTCCAATGTGGCTAGGCGGGTGCTGGTGCTGGTCCACACCGATGAGCTGGTGCGCCAGGCAGTGCAGAAGATCAAGGACGTGGCGCCGGATCTACACGTCGGCATCGTCAAAGCGGAGCAGAACGACGTCACGGCCAGGGTGATCGTCGCCTCCGTACAGAGCTTGCGATCGGCGAAGCGGCGAATGATGATCCGTAACGTCGGACTGATCATCGTGGACGAGTGTCATCACGCTACCGCGAAGACGTACATCGATATTCTCGATCACTTCGGGGCGTTCGACAGCGGCGGCATTACTACGCACGCGGTCAAGGTTGCCGGCTTCACCGCCACGCTCGCCCGCGGGGACAAGGCGAAGCTCTCCGACGTGTGGCAGGCCTGCACGTTCAAGCGTGGCATCGCTTTCGGCATCCGCCGGGGCTACCTGCTGGACGTCCGCGGTAAGCGCATCGTGGTACCCGATCTCAACCTGTCCAGCGTGAAGAAGAGTGGAGGAGACTACCAGGATGGCTCGCTGGCCGAGGAGCTTGACCGCTCGTTCGCGCCGTCGATTGTGGCGGAAGCGTATGTGGAGCACGCCGGTTCCCGAAAGGGGCTCGGATTTGCACCTACCGTGGAGAGTGCGCATCACTTCGCGGACGCATTCGAGCAAGCTGGTATTCGTTCGGCAGTGGTATCGGGCGGGACCCCCGAAGAGGAACGCCGACTGATACTGAAGCGGCTGCACGCCGGCGATATCCAGGTGGTGTGGAACTGTGCCGTGCTGACCGAGGGATTCGATGAGCCCACGGTCTCCTGCATCGTCAACGCCCGCCCCACGAAGAGTGCTCCGCTCTATCAGCAGATGATCGGCCGCGGACTGCGCCCCGACCTCGAGCTGGCTCCCGACGAACGCGGAGACTGTCTCGTCCTGGACGTGACTCCGTTCGGTTCCTCGGGCCACGATCTGCGCACGCTGGTCGACCTTTCCGAGCGGGCCCCCGCTGACGTGGAGATGCAGGACGGTGAATCCCTGCTCGAACTCGAAGACGCACTTGACGCGCTCGAGGAGGCTGATCCCGGCGCCGCTCCGGAGGAGCTTTACTACGGCGAGACGGTCGCCGTCGACTTCGACCCCCTCGCCAGGACGGGCATCGGGGCCTGGTTGCAGACGGCCGGCGGTACCTATTTCCTGCCGGTCGGCAAAGAGGCGTACGTGCTGCTGGTGCCGAACGAGGAACCGGCGAAGTGGGACGTGGCCTGGCTGACGCAGTCGCCGGCCGGTTTCTTCTACCCGCACTGCCCCGGCCTGGCGCCCTACCTGGCCGCGTCCCGGACATGCGCCTGCGGCGGTAACCACACTGGCCGGCAGGGCGACCTGACACAGCACGTCGGCCTGCCGCTGGACATGGCGGTCAGCTGGGCCGAGGAGGTACTGGAAGAACTGGGGGGCGACGCCGCGGTGCGTGAGGCTAGCACCGCAGAGCGGTGGCGCAAGGCTCCGATCTCCTTCCCCTGGCGGAAGCTGTGTGCCAAGTACGGTATCGAGATCACGAAGGGCATGCACCGTGGCGACGTCCACGATCTGGTGTCCACAGCGATCGGCACGGCCAGGATCGACCCTGTAGTGACATTCATGGTAGCGGCGAGAGGCGGAATGACGTGAAGATCGAAGAGCTGGCACGGACGTTGGCGGAGCAGTTTGGCCGAGGGTACTTCGTTCCGAGGGATGCGACTGTTGCGGTGATCAGAGAAATGTTGCGGAAAGCCGATCTTCCCAACGATGACGCCACCTGTATGCGGCTGGAGGACATGATCGACAACATCGTCCAGGAGGCGTTCACGGACTGGGACGAAAAGCAGGACATGGCGCGCTCCCGCGCGATGCTGGCGCCGCAGGAGCAGGACGGTAACCGGGGATGACCATCGAGGTGACAGACGAGATGATTGCAGCGGCACGCGATGCCAGCATCGCGCTGACGAATCACTGCTCCACGTACCTGGAGACGAAGGCCAGCCTCGAAGCCGTCTTCGCCATTGTGGAGCGTGACCACGAGATCGGCCCGAAGATCTGCGGTGCATTCGAGTACCCAGGGGAGGAGGACTTCGCCTATCGAAAATGCACTCTGTCTCCTCATCACGGTGGACGCCATGGACGCTACATCGAAAACGATGGATGGAGTTCGTGGGCATGACTATCGAGGTGACAGACGAGATGGTCACAGCATTTGAGCAAGCCGGTACCGAGTCGGGCGAGATCATCGACACGAGGGCCGGGATCAAGGCGGTGCTCGCCATTGTGGAGCGTGACTCGACACGCCCGGAAATGCTCAGTGACCGTCTCGGCTATCCCAGGATAGTCGGTGACGTCGACTGGCAGAAGCGCATTGACGACGCATATCGACGTGGCCTTGAGGATGGTGGCGCGTGACATCTGCTCTCTTCGCTCCGGAGGAGCAGAAGGTGTTCGGCAACGTCTACAACGGCCGGTACCACATGCCGCTGCTGCCCGGTGAGGCCGGCGTCAAGTCGGGTGGTGACTGGGTTCCCAGCGGACTGACCCGCACCACGAACCTGTGCGGCGCCATCGTCGAATCCCGGGCGCTGAACATGTGGGAGCAGGAGCAGGCACTCATCGGGCTGGCGTTGAGCCCGTCGCTGTACGAGAAGCTCTGCCTGGCCGTTCACCGCTGGCAGCTCGAGGGCGTGGACTTCTCCCGGATCCGCGACTTTCCTGAGGTACGGATGATGCTGACCGGGTTTCCGAAGCACGAGGACCAGAGCATCATCGGCCAGGCCAAGGACCGGGCGGGGGCGAACGAGGCGCGGGAGGCCGGCAACAACCGGCACAAGGCCTGGGAGATTCGCGCCGAGACCGGTCGGCTGATCGGTACGCCGGCCATGCGGGAGCAGACCCTCGCCGTAGAGAAGCTCCTAGCCGATGCCGGCCTGGAGCGGATCCGAGGGCTCAGCGAGCGCACGGTACGCAACACGGAGGTGAACTGCGCGGGCCGCTTCGACGACGTGCTGCTCGAGCAGGCCACTGGCCGGTTACTGATGGGCGACCTGAAGACGAAGCGCCGCAAGTTCTACTCCTGGTTGGAGATCGACGCGCAGGAGGCGGTGTACGCCCGATCGAAGTGGATGGTCACCGAGGACCACACCGGCTACGAGGAGGGCCCGCTGAGCTACGTGGACCAGACAGAGGGTGTGGTGCTGCACTCGCCATCCGATGGCGGCACACCGTACCTGCGGCGCGCCGATTTGGTACGTGGCTGGCGAATCGCACAGTTGGCCCGCCAGGTGATGGATGAGCGGACGGACTCCAAGAGCGCGGAGAGGATGGCGCTGAGCCACTGGGTTTCGCCGAGTCGCAAAGATCTTGAGATCAGCAGTTGACATCAGCACTGGCGTCGGGTAGTGTTCTTCTTGTAAGGCAAACAACTTCACAGGGGAACCGGTTACTTAAACTGAACGTGGACCGAGAGGGAACTTGCGGACGGAGCTATCAAGCGCTCCGCTCTAGCGGTTGGAACTCAGGAAGCCCGCCGACCCGGTTCCCCGTGAAGCTCCACCCGAGAGAGACGAAATGGACAGCTACGGAGCCCTAGCCAGCATCTTCCGTTATTATCGCTCCAATCTCGTTCAAATCAACAACGATGACCCGTTCAGCGGAACGACTGAAGTTAAGCCCTTGGGTTCCGACACGCTGATCTGGGTTGCCACCGACGAACTTTTTCCGGCCACTACTGCCGGTCTGAAGAAAAGCAAAGCGGCATCGATATCCGCTTAAAGATCAGTACGAAAGCGGCACCATGCACGGTCAACATAATCAGTGCGCTAGCTCGATGATCGCTACGGCAATCTAGCAGCAGCGCCCGCTATTTGCGACAAGCCGCTAGACCGGACTAGGGCGAACATGGCGCCAACGGTCATCTATAGATCACAGCAAGGGAAGCGCACCACCGGAGACCAAACGGACCGCCAGCGAATCGGAAGGTACGACAGCGGTAGGCGGTGTACGTGGCGACCGGGCTGCATGGCTCATAATTTCGCGGGGTGCGCGAGCCGGTAGGTGGTTGGGCCGGTGTACGGCAATGTCGAGTTAGCTCAGGGGATAGAGCGGGCCCACTTGTGGTTGGTCGCAGGTTCGAATCCTGCACTCGACACGGTTCACCTGAACTCAATCTCTCGGCGGAGGGAAACGCATGATCTACACAGGACAGCACCGCGCTCCGGAGACGGAACAGGAGATCGAAGTGCCGGCGAGTCGATGGACACGGGGTGTCGACTGGAGTAAGCTGACATCACAACTGAAGCTGGGGCGCGGGAGTCAAGCCGAATCTACATCCCGGTAAGGACGCTCATCAAAGCCCGTTACCAATCACGGGTTGGCGTACCTGCTTCCGCGTCTACACAACTGAATAGGATCGGCCGGAACCCTCCGTTTCCGGTTTTGTAGGCCTCGATCCTCTCCGAGGTGATCCGCAGCGAGGGGCACTCCTGCACCGTAGGTGAAACGGCGTTCCGGGTTCGCTGCCCGGCAGGAGTACGCAAGGGTTGGCGTAATCGGTCGTCGACTCGAGCATGGAACCCCTCTGGTAAGGGGTGACGGTTCGGAGAGACGAACATGAGAGGATGGGCTTCAGTGTCCAAAGCTGAAGATTAAAGGCGAGTTGGGCTCGCACATCCTCTCACCGCTCCTGCCGCGAATGAATGCGGGTATGCGAAAGGGTATCGATTCCCTTTAGGAGTACGCAGTCCGTCAGACCATCCCGGTCAACATTCCCGCGGATGGCGTAGAGCGGACACGCATTGCCGGTAGGCGTATCTCAACCGGATAGCCGTAGCAGACCGGACGGCTACGATCTAAGGTCTGCCCGGAGGCGGGTGTCAGCTAGCGAGCATGCCGCACAAAGCGGCCCGCCTCCGGTCATCAAACGTCGATCCATTGACCCATCGAAACGAGGAACACGCATGACCGCACCGAACGCCTTCCAGCAGGCCGCAGCTCAGGCCGCACAGCCGGCTCCCGCCTACGCCACCCCGGCCGTACCCGCAGGGCAGATCGCGGACACGAACGGCAACCTGACCACGTCCTTCGCCGGCCAGGGGTCGCAGCTCTTCGGCGGACCGGTGCTTCCGCCGTCGCTGCTGAACAAGACCCACACCCTCGGCACCGTGCGCTCCGGCCGGATCGTCACCGCCCCGTACGACGTTCACTCCCGCGACTTCAAGTCGAAGCAGCCGAAGTACTGGGCGATCACCCCCGGCCCGAGGGGCGAGAAGATCAGCTTCTCGCCCGTGGACGCGGTTACCGGTGAGCAGCTGCGCAAGGTCTTGGACACCGTGATCGAGCTGGCCACGGACTACCGCTTCGACGCTGCGGAAGCCGCCGCGGTGGAGCGGGATCCGAACATGCCGGACGACGGTTCCCGTGCCTTCTATGTCTCGGGTGAAGATCTGAAGGCGCTGCGCAAGCAGATCCAGCTTCTCGGCTTGCGTGACGAGAAGGAGATGATCGGTCTCACCCTGACGGTGAAGCGGGTCGGCCAGAAGCCCAACCCGGGCGGTTACCCCTCGTGGATCAACGAGGTGACTCTGAGCCGCTGACGCTGCGCCTCCCGCTTCGGCTTCTCGGTTCACGCATCACGCTGCCTGAGGCGACAGATCAGGGTTTAGTCGAAGCGGGTTACGGAGCGGCAGGGCGCCGCAGGGATGAGGGACCATGGGCAACACCTACCGGCTGGTCGTCCGCGACGTCAAGCAGGATGCGGAACTGATCCAAACCGACGGCGACCTGAACGCCATCGCGTACCACCTGCGCACCGTGCAGCTGGCCGGCGACGTTGAGTACGCCGTGAGCTTCGGCGAGACCGAGGGCATCGGCCTGCCCACCAAGCGCATCGTCTCCGACGTGACCGTCGAGGGCGACGTCGCGGAACTGGTGCTGCGGCGCAAGCTGAAGCAGGAGCGCGCCGCCGAGGCGGCCGAACTCGAGCGGGTGGAACAGGCCGGCCAGGACAATACAAGCTTGCCAATCTTGGAACATGACGGTGACATTCTGGATCGCGTCGAGTAAGGCCGGCAAGCGTGGAGCGGGGTAGCGGAGCGGCTACCCCGCTTCGTCGTATCCGGGGGAGGGATGATGCTGGAGTGTCCGTCAGGAAACGGGAAGGTGTGGTACCGGGAGGAGTGGAAAGCGAAGTTGGCGCTGATCCGCATCGCCATGGAGACACCACCCGGCGTCAAACACGCCCGTTCGTACTATCTCTGCAAGGCCTGCCGTTGTTACCACCTGACCAGTCAGGCGAACGGAAGCTTTAAATCGATTCCACGATTCGTACTACGAGGGGATGAGAAGGAATGACCGAGACAAGCATTTGTCCGTACTGCGGCGCCCCGGCCGATGAGGCACACGATCTGAGCAAACTGCACGTGTACAGCAACAGTCCACCTCCGATCACCCTGGCCGACCTGCGTCCCGGCGACGTCATTTTCCCGACGATCACCGGCTACGCGGGCGCGTTGGTAGGTGCCGGCCAGGTGATCCTCGGCGACGCCACGAAGGCGGAGTGGCGGGTACGGCACGTGGCGATGGTGACGCAAGCCGAGCAACAGGCGACCATCCTCGGGAACGCGGAACAGATGAGATCCGCTGCTCGCTGGCTGAAGGGGCCGAAGATCGTGCAGGCGATGCCGCACGGTGCTGAAGAGATCGAGCTGACTGAGGAATCGTTCGCGTCCGGCTTCCCGATCCTGCGGCCGGGTTACCTCGAGCCGAGCAGTCTGCTCAAACTGCCGTACCGGCAGGCGGAGTGGGGATTCCATGCAGCGCAGGCTGCACAGAAGTACATCGACGTGCCCTACTCGTTCCTGGACTACGCGGCGATCGCCGGCCGGCACGTGCTGGCGCTCGAGCCTACGCAGCGCACGCCGTTCGACCGCTACGTGACCAGCACCGGGCACATGATCTGCTCCCAGCTGGTCGACCAGGCGCTCACGGACGCCGGCTATCACGTCTTCGATGACGGGCATATCCCGCAGGACGTGACACCGGCTGCGCTGCACCGACAGCTCAAGAGGTTGCCGGGTACGCAGGTGCTCCGCTAAAGGTCTTGCCTTTTCCTCAGTGTGGAAGTAAACTGATGATGTTCCGTCGGAGTGGCTGAGCCTAGTTTGACCACTGCTTCGGCGGACCCCCAACTCTGGAGAGGGTACGACTCCTGTGACTACGACGATGATTCTTCTGTTTGCAGCTGAGGTAATCCTCCTCGCGCTGCTCTCTTTCGTACTCGGTCTCTGGTGGGCTGCTGGTAGGCAGCGCGAGGAGGATTGGTACCGCTACGGCATTCGCAGCTCCCGCCGGCAGATCATGCTGGAAATTCTGATGATCCGGAAAGTACGATGAGTCAGCTTTTCGGCGGAGGATCTCTGCCAGGCAACCCGAAAACGAAACCGATCGACTTCGTACCACGCAGATTCCGGATCTTCAATGACACCGCTGCGCGATTCGATCAAGGTAAGTGGTGGCACGGTGTAGAGGGTTACATCTTGATCGTGGACATGGATCGCCGGCATCGGCTGAATGCTGCACGAATGCTGGAGCGCAACGCACGTAAGCATGCGGAGTTGTACTGGTGGGCGATCACCCGGCACTGCGCCGATGCTCCCGACGAGGTCTGGAATTCAGCGATACACGATGAAGATATCGCCATGGCGGATCCTGCGAAGTGGATCCGCGGCACGAAAATCTATCGTGCGCTGATCGACATGCCGAAGGCGGACTTTCGTACTGATGATCTGATGGCTGAGCGGAGTGCGGCGATGTGGCGATGAGCAGCATCGAGTTTTGGCGGTATGAAGACTGGACCATGGTTTACAAAGACGGCCAACTTCAGCAAGCCGGAGACCACTATCTCGCGGACGAGTGGCTTCAAAAACTGTGCAGTGTCAAAGTGGTAGACGATGACGCCGGGGTGTGCATTCCGGATGGTCAGAACGCTCTGAAGACGCTGGCGTATGTCCACGCGGCCGAGGAGGCGCGCAAGCAACGGCTGAACGTGGCAGAAAACCTTCGTATCGAGGCCGCGCGACTGCTGGCTGAGGCTGCGAAACTGGAGAGCCAGAAGTGAGTTCCACCCACGGCGCACCCACCGAGATCGGCCCCGTGCAACAACGGCTGATCGACCGGGCACGCACCAGCGCGCTCGGCATGGTCTACGTGAAGGACTACCAGGAGATGCGTGCGGCCAGGAAGCTGACGGCGCGGGGAGTCTTCGCCTATCTCGGCGCACCGAAGGTCAGTACCTCGCGGGTGTTCGTCCTGCGCAGCGTGCTCGAGGAGGTGATCCGTGATGCCTAGACACGAGTCGTTTGCTTTTGATGCCTCCGATCACAACGGTTGTTGGCGATGGTGTCGCATCCACTGGTACTACAACTTCGCAATGGCGACCCAGCATCGGTTCCCGGGAGTGTGGAGCGTCCTGTCGTCCCGCACCGGATGGCGGTATCAGAAGGTGTACTGCGGCCCCGGCGCCTGGTATCCGAAAAAGGAGAAGCGTGATGGCTAAGCGTGGCTGGATCGCCCTACCGTTCGCGGCCGAAGCCGGCTCACCCACCGAGGAGCAGAAGGTCAAACTGCGTGCGGACGCGGTAGAACAGGCGAAGCTGATGAACGCCCGGATCATCATGGAACTGGGTGAACAGGTGGACCGCACGAGTCCCGGCGTACACCGCTACGTGTTCCGTATCGAGCAGAATCCTGAGGAGGTGTCCGTGAGCTGGAGAAGGGCCTTTGACCGGGCGCGCCAGCTGGCCGAGGACCGGGGTGTGCGTTACGTCGTCTTCGGTTACAAGCTGAACGGTCAGTGGATCTACTACCCAGCGTCGACCAACTCACTGACCGCGCAACGCCGGCACGGTCCGTACCGGGTGCGTCAGCCGTGACCGTCACCCCGGGCCTACCCGGCAACGGCCCGTGGGCCATCCTGGCCGACTGCCCCGCCCGTAACCACAACACGGTTTCATCGGCCAGGGCGACGCACCACGGGCGGGCCCGGCCGGCGTGCATCTGCTACGGCGCCAGGAAGGCGTTTGCGGCGTGGAAGACGGCGATCCAGTCCCGCCCGGCCGAGCAGCGCCGCGGGCCCCGTGCGCGTGGAATCAGCCTGCCGGAGCTACGCCCTAAGCCGTCGAAGGTTCCCACGCCCGACCTGCGGGCCGGCCTGTGTCAGACGCCGCGCGGCCAGGAAGCGTTCGCCGATTCGGGCAACATGGGCCTGACGAACAAGAGCATCGAAGCGCGTGACCGTGCTAAGCGACTGTGCAACACGGCGCCGTGTCCAGTATGGGTCGCCTGCCGTGCGTGGGTGAAGGCCGGCGAAGACCCGCCCGGATCGTGGGGCGGGGTGTACGGGGGACTGGACGCGTGGAACCGCCGTGGCGGCCAAGTGGTCATGCGGGACGGTAAGGCTGCACTGATTCCGTTCGATGAAGGGATGCTGTGATGAAGAGATACCTGTGCTTCGGTGGACCACTCGACGGGTCCGTAGTAGCCGGCAAGGTGCCGGACGGGTACGACGACACCGACGGTTTTCTGGTGGTCTGGCACGCCATCAAGCGCAGCGCTGTGCCGATGTGGCGGGTGCCGCCGCTGCGTCGCTCGATTCCGCCGGAGTGAAGCGCCGATGGGGGTTACTGGATCTTCCCGCCCTGATGATCCCGACGTTGCTGCTGAACGGAGTCATCGTCTACGTGGCGTGGGCGTCCTGGTGGGTCTGATGACGGTATTCGATCATCTCTTCGACCTTCTACCCTCGCTGCTGCTCATCGCACTCATCATCTCCACCGAGACTCAACGATGGGTTTTCAATGCTTGAAGGATTCGAGCACCTACGCAACTACGGCACGATTTCGGTTCCACTCCCGGAGGAGATTCCGGAGGAGATACTTCGTCAGATGGTCGACGATTACGCCCTGTGCGAAGAGGGGGCCCACGTAATGCCCGATCCACCCCGGCTCGTCGAATCTGGTCCGTTCCTGATTCTGGTATACCCGGTGTGGCGGTGGAGGGCGTGGGGTTAGGGGCTCACGTGACCGGTATCCAGTGGGGACTGATCGTCGGCTTTCCTGCCACGATCGTTATCCTCGGTGCGCTGCTGCGGCCGCTGTTCTGGCAGGGCTCGAAGGGTCGGCACCGTCGGTGACGCAGAGAAGCCCCGCACTGTCTGCTACCCGTGGAAACATGCGGGGCTTCTGTCTGTGCGGCCGGCGGCTCAGCGCTTACGGTTTTTCGTCTTGTACGCGGTCAGCAAGCCGATCGCGGTACCGACTGCGGCCACGGCCAGGGTCACCCACCAGCCGGACCAGTGGGAGGTGTCCAGATTGGTCAGGCCCTGAAGTGCGGCGTCGGTGGCCGCGGTGACCGCGAACCCTACGAGCAGGCCGAACTTGCTCTCCCGCTTGAGCCCCTGGCCGGCGTCGGCGCTGTCCGTGTTGATCGTCATGACTGTCCCCTTACCTCGGTGGGCATCCAATGGTGCGGTATTCGTCGCGCCACGCTTCCGCCACGTTCCTGCCCGCCGTGGTAGGCGGTGGAGTTTCTTCGTACGCGGCCAGGATGTGCGCTACCAGTGTGCAGGTTGCCTCGTGCTGTACGACCCTGGCAGCACGGTCCCGGGCGATCGTCTCGTCGGTGGTGCGCTCCGCTTCCCGGATGCTGACATAGATGCTGACCGTGGAGGCGATGACAACGATACTGAGCAGCGTCAACCACAATCGCCATCCCGGCGTCGCGGGCAACTGCACTACCACGCGTCAACCGCCGATCAGGTGCTTGACGATCAACCAGGCACCGAATCCGGCGAGGGTACCTGCGGAGGTGATGAGTCGGGTGTTTCCGTACCAGTGCCGCCTCTCGCCTTCCAAGCCAGGATCTCCGCCACCCCGGGTACTCCGATCAGCGACCCACCCAGGAGCAGGAACCATTCGTTCACGTCTTTCGGCGGCACGGCGAGCGCCTGATATGCGATCAGTGCCCAACCCCCGATATAGCTGCTCACGTCGATAAACACCGTAAGCCACTTCGGCCGGCGTGAGTTGTTCACGCATGATCCTCCGCTCCGGTACCGCCGGGGTTAGCGGCCTTCGTTCGGCTGATCTTACGGGGTGAAGACGCCAGAGTTCAGGACGTCGGCTACATCCTGCTTGGTTAGTGTGCCCTGCGGGAGCCGCGCCACGATGGCGTCGGCCAGGGCGTTGACATCCACGGTCGGCGTGTTGATCGCCTGTACCGCGGCGAGGATCTCGGCGAACTTCGCCGGGAAGGTCTCCAAGCTCTCGATGTCCTGGCCGGCGGTAGGGCCGGATGAGCCGAGCACGCCGAGAACGGCATTCTTGACGGCGGTCACGGCGTCGGGGGTGAGGTCTACTGCTGCCATGTCATCTCCTGTTACTCGTGCTACGAGATCGTAGTCGTCGGACAGTGTCGAGGTTACCGAGTCGGAGCGGCCGGAAATGTGGATGTGCCCGCGGTCCGTGGAGTTGATTCGCGAGTGGTCCGGTGTCCAGCTGTCGTGATAGCAGGGCCCGGTATTGTTTCCCGCCGGCTCACTGTTCATGTACTTCAGAAACGCGACACCGGGATGCTTCGCCTGCTTATCCGCGTAGAGCTGAGCCGAGAGCAGTTGAAGGCTCGGCAGGCGTTCGCCCGTGAGCTTGCTTTTCTGGCCGGCATCCGGCGGCATGATGTCCATGGCGTTGCAGTACGGGTAAGGACTCTTGCCCGGCCAACCGGTCGCGGAGAAGAAGGTGTGGTCTTCCGGCGGCTCATGGGTCAGGTGCGCTTGGTTGCCTTCTTGGTAGACGGTGTACCCATGCTCCTGGAGGCGATCAGCAATCGCCGTGATCGGTCGGCTGAACCTCTTCGGCTTACCGTCCGATACCCAGTTGTAGTACGCCTGACTCGCCATCCCCTTACCTCCTACGAGTAGATGTCCACGATGACGATGCCCGCCGCTCCGGCGCCTCCGTTGGAAGGGCCGGTGCCGGCGTTCGCGAACGCGCCGCCGCCGCCCCCACCGTACAGGCCTCCGGGGTCACCGGCCTGGGTTGTTGTGGTAGCGGTGGTTTTACCGCCGCCACCGCCGCCGAGCCGGCTAGCGCCCCCGGCACCACCTGCGGCGAAACCTGCGGTGTACCCGATGCCCGTACTACCGCCACACCCGCTGGTACGGATGTCGCCAGCTGAGGCGATACCGCCGGAACCGGCTGAGCAGCCGGAGGCCTGCGCTGTGGTGAGCTGGAAGCTGCCGGCGCTGCCGCCCGGGCACACCGCGAAGGCACCGAACGAGGAGGCGTTACCGGCAGTGCCGGCCGCACCGCCCACGCCGCCGGCCGCGGTGGCGCCCACGGTGACCGTCGTGGTGGCGGCCAGGGAGGCGAAGTCGATCCAGGACTCGGCGTACCCGCCGCCGCCACCGCCGCCGCCCATGGCGTGCTGGCCGGCGGCCGCCGCACCCGCACCGCCGCCGCCTCCGCCGCCACCCTGTACCTGCACGTGACACTTCGAGGTGGCCGCGTAGGTGGCTTTGGTGAAGGTGCCGTTGGCGGTGAACACCTCCTGCGCTACCCACTTGAAACCGTCGATGACATCGGCGGTGACCAGATCTCCGACGTCTACGTCAGCCATTCGTTTCTCCTCTAGAATCCTGCGTAGAAAACGTCAGCAATTTGTACTACTTCGTTGACCAGATGTGCTTTGACGATACCGTTCACCGATCGGGTACACGAGCTGAACACCTGGTTAGCACCTACCGCGGCGGCGATCGCGCCTACCGTGATGCGCTCCCCGGCGATGAAGATGTCCAACGGGAAGTTGCCCGGCTTGGCGGCCAGGGTGCCCCACTTCGAGCCGACCGGGGTTTGCACGGTGAAGCTTGTCGCGGTGGAGGTGAACCCCGCCTGCACGCTGCTGTTGCTGGCCGCTGCCCGGAAGTGCGAGACGACGCTGTTCGACGTCAGGTTGTTGACGTTGCGGAACGGGCCGTACGGCTGGGTGTTCCAGCTGAACGTCCAGCCGCGGTTCTCCAGTGTCTCCACCACGCCGCGCGCCATCAGCTCCACCGCGTTCGGTGGTAGCCAGGCTGGCGGGTTGGAGATCGAGAACGGGTCACCCACGCTGATCTTCGGAACCGCAGCGGTCAGCGTGGCGCTGGCCACGAACAGACTCCGTTGCAGCTGTACGCTGACTACGGGGTAGCGCAACTCGTCCCAGGTGCCGAGGTAGGTGGCGAACTCTGCACTGCGTACCGCGTCGTGGTCGCCGCCGAGGTTGAGCTGATAAGACGTGTCGTACAGGCCCACGCCCTGCGGGTCCACGGTGGAGCTGCTGGTGTTGTTCGGTCCCGTGGTGACGATGCTGCGGCCGAAACCCCCGCGGGGACGGGTGATCGTCACGTCGTTGCGGGTCGTCTGGTCGTCGTCGGTGGGCAACAGTTCGCCGCTGAGCGCGTTCGCCCCGTAGTCGAGTACGGCGCCGGGCAGCTGCGCGTACAGGGAGGCGCGGGTGCGCATCGCCACGCCGAGCGCCGTGTGCGTGGACAGGAGGAAACCGGACTCCGCGTCGCAGCACTCCTGAAGGATGGTGACCAGCGAGGCGGACGGTTGCCGGTCCATCTGCACTGTGGCGTCAGCGTCACCGATTACCACCGCGGCAATGCCGGCGTCGGCGGCGACACGCAGGAAACGCCGGCCGGCTCGCTCGTTGAAGAAGCCGTTGGCCGAGTCGGCGAACGAACCACCTACGTTGACGAAGTTGATCTGCCCGATCAGCGAGTGCGCGAACTGGAGCCCCACGTTGGCGACGCCGCTGACCCCCTCGATCGCCCAGCTGACGAAACGCCCCACCGAGGTACCAGCTACGAATGCGGCGGTGGAAAAACCCCACGATACGGTGTCACCCAGCTGGTACCAGCCGACCTCGGTGTAGATGCTGCCCCCGGCGGTGTGGATCTGGAAGCGCATGGCGATCCAGTTATCCGGCGACACGTTGGTACCGAACGTCGTACCCTGTGAGTTGAGTGTCGTGCCGTACTTGTCCAGCGCGTACAGGGTGAAGTTGGCGTTGCTGACGGTAAGTCTCCACGTCGGCACGGTGCCGGTACCGCGAATCGTCACCAGCGTCGTCTCGGCCGCTGGCACCGTCGGGTACTTGAAGTAGATGACATAATCGGCGTACGACGCATCGATGGTGGCCTTCGCGGTTCCCGACGCGCTGCTGGTTGCGCTGTTCAGAATGGCCAGGCCGGCCGAGCCAAGGAAGTCCTGGTCGGTGCTGAACGAAACGTCGATGAGCAGCGCCCCCGGCGAACCCGGCACGGTGGAGCTGCCCGCCGTCTCCAACGGCCAGTAGCCGGACCCGGCCAGGGAGTTGAAGTACCGATAGATCGGACTGACCAGAGGCGACCTGCCGGTGCCGAGTCGCCGCAGGATGGAACTCGCTGTGATCGGCACGTACACGTCGTTGCCGCTGGGGTCCCAGCGCTGCGGAAGCTCGGAGATCTCGCCCCAGAATCGCCGGTCGTCCGCGGTCAACTCAGCTGGGCTGACCACTGTCCAGGTGTTCGGGGTGCCCAGCCCGTCGCTCCATGAGGTGGTGCCGGCCGCCTGGCCGGTAGCGTCCATCTTCGCGACCAGCGTGCCGGCGATCCCGTTGCGCAACTCCATCGAGTAGTACTTGCCGATGAAGCCGTACACGCTGGTGCCTGTGATGTCCTGGCCGCCGCCCGCCACTACCAGCGCTGAGCCGCTGAAGATGGAGGTGACCCCGGCTGAGACCACTGAGGTACCGATCTGGGTGTAGGCGCCACCGATCGACGTGGCATAGTAGAAAGCGACCGTGTTGCCCGCGGCGCCGTTGTCTACGTCCAGGGTCACCTTGACGGACAGCCGCGCGGTGGTGGTCGGCACGGTGGTGGTAGCGGTGACGAAGTGGATGGTGGCGCCGGTACCGTCCGTGGTCCACTCGAGCATGAGCTGACCGGAGGGCGAGATGAAGAACACCCAGGATCGTTGGTTGGTGGTCTGCTCCCACTTGCTGGCCAGGATGAGGTAGGCGCCGGGTTGCCATAGCCCGGGCTCCACGTCCACCCGGATGTCGAGGTCCCCGACGATATCGAGTACGGCTTTGTCCGTGGTGCTCACGCCGCCTCCGACGGCCGGGCTGATAGCCGGCGGCATGAGCAGGTTGACCGTCGTACCAGTTACGGAGAACCGGCACTGGGTGTTCTTCGGCAGTAGGCCGTAGTAGATGCTGTTCGGGTTGCGGTTGGAGAACAGTCCGTCCCGGTTGTTCACGGTGAACTGCGCGGTATCCGGGGTGACGGTAGTGCCCTGCTCGTTCTGGAAACCCTTCCGGAGCCGGATCATGTCGGCCAGGCGGATGCGCGAGGTGACGTTCGTCCACACTCCCCCGATCATGAATTCGGCCTTGATCGGCAGAGGGGTCTGCGGAAACGCCATCAGCGGGTACCACCGAACATCAGATTGGCGTCTGAGCTGTACTGGGTGCGCGCGACCTCTTTCAAATGGGTCAGCATCCAGTTGAACAGTTCGTCGAGTACGCGGTTACCGGAGGGTACGAACTTCAGCGTGACCGTACCTCCGCCGCCCATCTGGCCGAGCATCCGCCGAGAGTCGCCGTTACTGTGGACGGTCGTCCCCGGCGCCAGGTCAGCCAGCTCGGGCCCATTCTCGCCCACCAGCGTGAGTCCGCTGCGGGGGCCGCCCTCCGCGGCGTGACCGGCCCCGATGATGCCGCCGGAGGCGAAGCCCTTAACCTGCGTACCGCTACCGCCGGGCCCGCTCACGTGGATGTTGCCGTTCGACATGACGGTGCGGACGGTCAGGGTGACGGTCTTGCCGTGGACTGCGTTGACCTTGTCCTGCAACGCCTTGATCCGGCCCTCGGCGTCGTGCGTGTTCGCGGTGATTTTGACGTCCCGCTTGGCGGGGATACCGAGCAGCTGATCGGCGAGTTCCCGCGCCCTCCTGGCCGATCCGGTCAGCGTGGTGGCCAGGCGGATGAAGGTCTCCCGGTTGATCCGGGCCACTCCGTCGGCTTTGGCGCCCTCACCGTTCACGTCGCGGTAGGCGTTCGTCTGCTTCTCGAGGGCGGTGGCGAGGTTCTCTATCGCGGTACGGTTCGCGCGGCCCTTCTCGGTACTCGAGTCCAGGGTTTTGCCGTTCTTCTTCGCCGCCGCGGTGACCGCGTCGATAGCCTCGCCGGCCGATGTGGACGCCCCGAACAGCGAGCGTGCCGCGGTGGTGGTGACGTTCAGCTGTTCGGCTAGGGACTGGATTCCGTTGGCGCTGGTCTTGGCGTCGTCACCGACCCCCAGGAACTTCTTCGCCAGGGTGACCACGGCGCTGCCGGCGTTCTCTGCCGCTCCGGTGGCGTCGCGCATGGACAGCTCGAGCAGGTTGAAGACGGCCGTGCCGCCGATCTTGTCTATCCACCCGTAGACCGTCGTCAGGCCGTTGATCAGGTAGAAGACGTTGGCGATGATCGCGTTGACTCCGGTCAGGATGGTACGCAGCGCTTTAGCGCCCTCCTCGCCGTGCGCGGCCATGTCGTGGAATGCTGTCTTGAGTACCCCACCGAGATCGCTGAGCGACGTGCTGATGACGGAGATGACTGGTCCGGCCGCATGGACCAGATCCTTGATACCGCTGCTGACCCCGGAGAGGAAAGAACCCAGGCCGGCGGCCAGGGGGGCGACGTACCGGGATGCGTCCGCGAAGATGGCCTTGAAGTTGATCCGCTGAACAGCTCCCCCGAGGGTGCCGATCGCCGCGATGGCCGGCGTGACGAAAGAGGAGCTGGCCTCGGTCAACTGCTGCTTCAGCCCCGTGGCCGTAGCGGTGAACGCAGCTTTCACCCGGGGGTCTTTGGATGCCAGGATCAGGCCGCCGACTACACCGCCGATGCCCACACCGCCGATGACGGCGCCGGAGATTGTGGCACCGATCAGTGGGGACGCGGCCAGGGCTGCGGCTATCACGCTCGGAATGATCGGCCCTGCGGCCTCGATTCCGTCTGCGAGCTTCGTGACGAACTTCTTACCGTCGGCCGGCGACGGCTCCAGATCCATCAGCTCAGTGAGTTTGATCTTGTGCGCGCTACCAGCCGAGGAGAGATCAGACTTGATCTTGGAGATAGCCTTCTTCAGGTCCACCCGCTGCGCGGCGTCATCGGTCTGCGCAAAAGCGGAGGTGAGCTGCGAGAGCGCCTGCCGACTCATGGCCATGCCGGTCTCGAGTGCCTTCAGGTCGGACTTGACCTGCTGCGTGTGGGTGCTGAACTTCCGCATCTCGCCGCCGGCTACCACCACGGGTTGAGTGAATCCCTTGACGTGCTCGCCAGTGTCCTTCAGATCGGTACCGAGACCATGGATTTCCGTGCCCGCCTTGTCGGCGGAGGTCTCGACATCCTTGAGATCTTCCTTGAGTTTGCCGAAGGTAGTGACAGTGCCGTTTTCCGCGGTGACTTTAATCTTGATTTCGTTGCCCACTGCCACGCACCTCCTTTTCGATCTCAAGCATTCTCATCAGTTCCGAGTCTTCATCGGCCAGGGCAGAGGGCAGGACCCCGAACCGTTCACACACTCCGAGTGTCCACACTGCCCAGGTGGCCTCACTCGGTAGCTCTACAGCGTTTCCATCGTCATCGGCGGCACCGTATTCTCCGTGTCCGGTGATTGCCGCCCACCGTTGGATCTGTGATCTAAAGGGACGGTGATACCGCGGGTTGCCTTCCACCACTCTTTGACCAGGAGGTCCCGGACCGGCTCCTCCAGTGAGAGCACCCCGGCTCCGGTAGCGGGCACCTGCTGGCCGGCCTTGTCCGGGTACGCGTCCCCGTCGTACTCCAGGTTCCACGAGATCAGGTGGTCCGCGAATATCTCCGCCTCGCGTTCCACATCATCAGTGGTCATCATCTCCTGAAGCGTGCCGATGCTTGCGGAACGGATACGGACGATCGCGCCGTCCACATCCGTTCCGCTGAAATCCAGAGCGAAGACACGCCCTACCTTGAATCCCATCCCCTTGAATTCCCTTTCAGCTACGCGGCGGCCAGAAGGCAGCGTGCGTGCCGTGTTCGCGCGCCTGCTCTTCGGTGTCGAATAGAACGATCGACGTCTTCCACTCGCTGACCGGTGAGTCGTTGAATACCTGAACGTTGACCGTCCAGGCGCCGTCCGGCTGCTGGCCCCACACGCGGGTGATGACGGCCGGTGCGACGTCGGCACCGTTGTTGTTCGCCGGGTCCACGATGGCGATGACCATGCGGCACAGCGACGGTTTGAAGTTCATCGTCACGGTGTCACGCCCACGTGGGAACGGTGCCGTCGGCGAGCACGCCGGGTGCGCTCCACGTCAAGCTGCCGTCCTGGCCGCGGGTGGTGGCGTAGTCGGAGTACAGCAGTTCGCCGGCTAGGACCTGCGCGGCGATGGTCAGCGTGGTGGTGCGGTTGACCGATGTGGACGGCACTGTCTTGAACACGGCGTGCGCCGAGGTGGTGGCGGTGAAGTTGGACACCCCGTTCAGCGTGACGCTCATGTCGGCCAGCAGGAGCAGCCGCTCAATGGCGCTCTTGTCCACGCCAGTGACGTCCTGCACGCCACGCGGCGTGGAATACTGGAGATTGGTGACGTCGTTGCTGATGGTGCGCGGCGTACCACCGGAGTCGTCTACGGCAATCGCGAATGCGAGGCCTCCCTGCTTGGCCATGGCCTACTCCTCTTTTTCGAAACGATCGGGGTCGATCACGATCTCTACCGTTAGAACAGTGAGATCATTCAAGCTGCGTTCGATCCTGTAATTCCTGATCTCGATCAGCCGTACCGGTTCGGCAAGATATTGCTCCACCTGCTGATCGAGCTTCATTTTTTCTGCGATACGTATAGGCACGGCTTATCCCCTAGCCTCTCTGCTGCGCATCGACGATGCGCTCCTGGTGTTCCCCGAAGTCGTCCCGCCACGAAATCGCACTCAGCTTGCGAGCCGGCAGACCGAGCGGGTTGCCCCGGTAGTCCCCGCCCTTGATGTAGAAGGTCGGCTCACGCTCAAGCGAAACGGTGTGCGGCTCGAAGCACGTCTGGCCGGCGGCGAAGGTGAAAGTGATCAGGTCGCCAAGCTCGGTCACCGTGAACGCGCGCCCGCTTTTCATCCGCAGGTACTTCGCCTGTGCTCGCCCCAGCTCGGTGCTCACGTCCGCCGTGATGGAGAAACCGCGGAGATGGTTGGCGCACTCGATCTCCGCACAGCTGGCCGGGCGGCGGTGCGTCTTCACGGGGGCGGTCAGGCCGTACGTCTTGTAGAGGGCGGCCGGACCGGACGGTTCGATGCGGAAGAGCTGACGGCCGATCATCACTGCGCCGTGATGAAGCGGGTGAAGTTGACCATGAACTGAGCATTGCTGAAGGTGCCGGTACTGATCACCCGGACGTAGCGGCGGATGGTGGCGGTGACGCCGGTAGCCACCCGCTCGCCACTCTTGGCGGCCGCCAGGACGGTACTGAAGGTCAGGCCGGTGACATCCGCGAAGGTCACGTTATCGGCACTGTCTTGCACCTTCAGCGTGATGGAGGTACCGGTGACGCTGAAGACGTGCGCGTAGGCGCTGGCACCGAACAGCGTGGACACGGCTCCGAAGTCGATCCCCGTGCCGTTGGTGGCGGTGGTGTCCGTCTTGCGGCCGGCAGTGAGCTGCTCGCCCCACTCCAGGCCGGTGCCGGCGCTTGCCTGCCAACTGACGGACAGTGGGAAGGAACCGTCTTGCGCGCGGGAGCCGTCATAGTTGACCTGCTTCGCGATGCAGGAGGCGGCCGGGTTACCGAGCACGGCGCCCACGCCGTAGGTGAAGATGACGTCCGCCGTGGGCAGTAGCTTCAGCACCGGGTGCTCGGAGGCGGTGTCGAACCATACCGCGGCCGATCCGCCGCCGTCACGCAGCAGACCGATCCGGCCGTAGCCGGACTGGGTAATATCGGTGACGTCGCCCGGGTTCGGTCCACCGTGGAGGCCCTGAAGGGAGCCGATGTTTCCACCGATATCGTCACCGCCGACGTAGAACCGGTCTCCCATTCCGCCTTGCTTCGCCATCAGGGGGACTCCGTCCACGCGTCGTTGATGAGAATCGGGATCATGACGTCCACGATCCGGAACTGTTTCTTGTCCTGCTCGATGTAGCCGGGCGTGAGCAGTAGTGGGTCGCCCTCGCTGCCGAAGATGTCGATCATGCGCGCGTTGCCACCGAGCTCGAAGTCACCGCAGTACAGCTCCATCAGCTTGTCGACGTAGTTGCAGGCGTCCGTCTCGATGTCGTCCGCCGGCTCCTGGAAAGCGTTGATGTACACCCGGCCGATGACCTCCAGGCGGACGCTGACGCTGGCCAGGCCGCTCGACTGGATGGTCCTGATCGGACCCAGCCAGTAGGCGTAGTGCGCCATCTGGCCGAGCGGCGGTGCGCTCTTCGGCTCGTGCCCGATGACGCTGTCGAACAGACCGGTCGCCATGGCGGTGCTGCCGATGACGGAGAAGATCTGCCGGGAGTTGATCGCCACGTCAGCAGACACCTCCGCCGCAACGGTCCGGCGGTAACTGCGAAACGGTGGCCGGACTCTGGTCGCTGCCCTGGCCGGCGTTACGGGCGCCCTTGAGCAACGTCACACCGAAGAGCAGGACCAGCGAAATCAGGATGCAGAGGAGGATGTCACGCACGATACCGATGAGCTTGGACAGAAGATCTACCGTTTTCATCAGTTCATCTTGCCAAGATAGCGAGCCACTACCGACTGCCCGATCGCCTGCGCGCGGGCGTTGATCTTCTGCACCACGATCCGGTACGTCCTGTAGCCCTTGAACCGAGTGGTCCGGTTACGTGAGCCGGTGCCCTCGAGCCACGGACCGTAGACCATCCCCCGATCCCAGATCTTCCACCCTGGCGCATCGGGCTGTGCGACGTTCCTCAGCCGGTAGACCGGCGTCTGGTGTCGTAGCACCGTACCGAGCTGAGTGCGGATCATGCTGGCGCCCAGCGTGGCGATCTGCTTCTCAGAATCGTCACAAGCGTCCGCCACCGCCTTCTCCGCACGGCCGTCGAACAGCGGGCCGCTGTCGCTCACTGAGACGCTCACGTCACACCGCCCGGTGCCGGGTGGAGACGCGGGACAGCGGCGAGGCGGCGACGCGCTTCTCGATGTCCCGGATACCGGACCCGGAGGCGGTGCGCTCGCTCTCTCCCTGGCCGACCGTCCGGGCGTACCCGGAATTGGACTGGAGGAAAGCGTCTTCGGCGTAGGCAGTCCCGAGCTCCACGGCCAGGGCGGGGCGCACCCAGCAGTAGACGGAGGCGTTGATCAGGTGGGTGGCCGCCGTGGTGCCGAGGGCGCCGCGGGTGACCGTCAGGGTGAGCTGGCGCCTGATCGCGGTGCCGACCGCGTGGACGGCCAGGGAGGTGCCGTCCCAGGCCCGCCCGACGATCAGGGTGGTGGCGTCCACCACTTCACGTACCAGTAGCCGCTCGGTGTCGATGAGCAGTACCTCGCCGGCCAGGATGGAGGCGGTGCTGGCCACGGTGAGTGTGGTGTCGGTGGTGGCGGCGAGTAGGCCGGCGGCATTGCCGACTGTCTGGCCGGACGCCGCCCACTGCTTGTCTGTGACGATCATCCGTTCGTTGTCCACCCGGAGCAGCGCCCCCACGCCGCCGGCCGGGCCGGTCACGGTGATGCTGGTGGCGGAGGCGCTCACCACGGCTGCTGAGAGCGTCGTGGGCAGGTCTTCGTCGTTGGAGTAGCCCCAGACGCCGGCCATGGCGATTGCCCGCTGCACGGTCTGTAGGCCGGCGTAGGCGTACGACTGGGAGCGGTCAAGCTCTACGTAGTCGTACGGGGGCCCGTCACCGTTAGGCTCGAGGAAGTAGGCGGTGGAGGGGATCGCGGCGCCGTTGCTGGTCAGGGTGGTCAACGAGATCAGTGTCTTGTCGTCGAAGTACACCCGCGACGGGCCGGCGTCCTGGGTGTTCGGCCAGTCCCAGTACCGCGTAGTGGTCAGCGGGTAGAGGGGCCGGCGACGCAGGAAGGCGTTGACGGAGTTCGTGGCAGAAGCGCACGCGCGGTCAAGTCGTGCGCTCATGTAGGCACTCGCCTTGACGTCCAGTGCGGAGGCAAGCTCCTCACGCCAGACGTACGTCACTTCCACTGTTCCGCCACCGTTGAACTCTGCTTTCTGGCTCAGCCGATCTAGTCGGCCGGTTGGCTGTATCTGAAGTTGTGGGGTTCGAACTGCATCTCTGGCACGTTCCTCAAGCAGCGCGCGTCCGAACTTGATCAGCAGCGTACCTTACCGGGTGCCGAAACCCCCGTACGTCCACCCGTCGTACCGGCAGTGCAGTACGCCGTTGACTGCCTCGAGCGGTTCACCGTCGTTCGGGCAGGCGACCGGAGGCCGGCGTTGCTGAAGGGCGTACTCACGGTTGAGCGCGTTCGTGGTCACCATCCCCCACCAGGAGCCGGGGCGTTCCGCGGAGAGCACGGTGGGCGCCACGGTGGGCGAGCCGAAGCTGATCGGTAGGGACAGGCCGTTCGGCTGCACGGTGATGCCGGCGGCCGCCGAACCGAAGGTGATCGGAACAGACAGACCGGTCGGTGCAGCGGTACGGTTCAACGCGACAGTCGGCGTGCCGAACGTGATCGGAACGGCCAGTCCGGTAGGGCTGGCGCTGGCGGCACCCGCGGTGAACACCACATCGATGAAGTAGCCGTTGCTGCCGAACGTACTCGTCGGGTAAGAGGTCAGGTCTCCGACGAACGTGCCGTTCGCGAGCGCACCGATACCGACCGGGTTGGTCCCGTCCTGCCATGCGGTGATATTGCCGCTCACGATGGAGGAGCCGGCGAACAGTCCGCCCGTGGCGGTGTACCGGCCGGCACTGGTACGCAACACGATCTTGTACGCCACGCCGGTAGTCACGGCGATCGCCGAGGAGAAGGTGGCCGTAGTCCACACGCCTGGGCTGAGAGCGCCGAACGTGACACTCCCCAGCAGCGTCCCGGTTCCACCGCTACCGGTCACCTGGTACAGGTCGGCGGCGTAGGTACCGACACCGATCGTGGCCGGCCCGTAGACGCGAGCATCTGTCACGTTTCCGGCACTGGCGAACGTCAGCCCGATCGCCACACTGGTCGGTGCGGCTTCGTTGACGTCAAGCAGGCCGGGAGTCTGGGAGGTGAACAGACTTTCGGCCACGGTCTAGCCGACCTTGAGGATCTTGTTCGTTCCGTTGTCCCAGGTGATCGGGGTGGCGCCGGTACCCGGCTGGATCGGCAGGCCGGTCCCGGTGTCCAGGTAGCAGATGAGCCGCTGCGCACTGGCCGCAACGTCCGCACCCCCGGTAACCGCGCTCGCCTGGTAGATCAGGATGCCGTGGTTCACGGCGCTGGCTGTGGTGGTCACCGAGGAGTCTGCGGCGTCCAAGACCCCGCCGGTCACGGTGACGCTGGCCAGGGCGACCGGTGTGCCGTTGAGTACGCCGCCGGCCCCGGTGACGTCGGATACGAACTTGTGAGCGGCTGAGAAGGTGTAGGCCCGGACGAACACCACCTTGACGACGGCGGTGTCACAGTCGATGCTGCCGTCCAGAAGGCCCTCGGGGAAGGGCGTGAATGCGGCATTCGCCACGGGCCTGCTCCTCTACTTGCGTTTGTTCTGGGTGGTGCCGGCGGTGCTGGTGTTGCCCTTGGCCGAGCTCAGCCGCTCGTCTGCCGGCGCGTCTACGGGCTGCGGTGTTTCACGTGAAACATCGCTGTCACCGTCGTCGCCGGGCTGCTCGAGCGGCTGCGGAGCAGTGGGCGCCACGACCTCCCGCTCCTCGCCGTCTTCGCGGTCCGGGTGCTCGCCGTCGATCAACGTGCCGTCCAGGTTGCGCTCGGGGTCAAGCTCACTGAGCACCCGCCCGTCGGCCAGGGGGGCGCCGTGCTGCACGACACCCTTGGTGCCGGCGTACGTGGCGCCGCCCTGATTCGTTTTCGGCATGACCGTTACCTCACCATTCCGTAGTGCGAGCGAATCCGTTCGCAGCGTCCCAGATACCCGTGACCTGGCCGGCGTAGTCCTCGATGAGGATGCCGGTAGCGGTGGCCAGCTTGACGGTGAAGTTGCTGGTGCTGGCCGCGGTCGACGTGTAGGCAAGGTACAGGTTGGCACTCGAGTCGTTGAAGACGTAACGCCGGTTCGCGGTGGCACTGGCCGCGAAGACCGTCACCGAGCTGGTCGAGCTGGCGACGTTGTTCAGCGCGGACGTCTGCTTCTGCGGCTTGACGCTCATGCGGTTACGCCGCAACCAGGGTGGCACCAGTGTCGATCGGCACCCACGTGACGTACCACAGGATGACGCCGTCCGTGCCGGCTGAGACGGACTGGATCTTGCCCGTCTCCAGGATCTCTGGGTTGGGTGCGGCTGCCGCGCCGAGCGCCAGGGCGGTGCCGATCTTCGGTACGAAGATCTCTCCCACGATGGTGTCGGTGGTGCCGATGTCCGCCGCGGTACACAGGTCCTTGGCCGTGCCCACGGTCGGCGTGTGGATCAGTTTGTAGGAGTTCGCCACGGTGACCGCCGTGGTGACCCGGCCCACGATGCTGGTCACCGCGACCAGCCCGCCCGCGATGACGAACAGGTCGATGGTGGTGGCGGCCAGGGTGCCGGTGCTCTTGGTGGCCACCGACCCCAGGACGATCTGGCGGAGACTCTTCGCCGATACCTGGGTGGCCATCAGGCGGTCACATCCCGCAGCGCCGTCGGGAGCCCCTGCACGTCCAGGTCACCCAGGAGCAGGAAACCGGTACCCGTGGCGTGCGACATGTTGATGTAAGAGAAGCCGTCGGACAGTGCGCCCTGCGGCACCCAGATGGCGTGCAGCGCACCCGCGCCGTTGATCGACGTGGTGATCTGCGAGACCACGGTGGTCAGGTTGGCGGTCCACACGCCGGCACCAGAGGCCTGGGTGAAGTAGGTGGTGCCGACCGGGATGCCGGGGCACGCCTGATTGGTGCCGCCGGAGGCGGCATTCGACTCCAGGATGGTCATCGCGGTGGCACCCGTGGAGTTGGTCAGGTAGATCATCACCCCGGAGGCGTTGCGCAGACTGACACGCTTCGCCGCAGTGGTGACAGAAACGGTCGCGTTGTGTGTGCGGCCGAGCGTCATGATCGAACTCACAGTTACTCCTCGTGGAGTTTCGGCCGGGTCGTGACTGCCGGCCTAGACAGGCTGGCCGCGGTTGCGGCCGGGTAGGGCGGGGTGGCGCGCCGTTGGGATGAGTCCGGCGCGCCAC